ATTCACCCGCGCCCCGTGCGCATAACAATTAAAACAACAATGAAAAACATACACGTTTTACCAACAGATAAACCAAGTAGATTAGCTGATATGGAAGGTCTATTGGTTTTTGGTGATGACCTCATATCACCAATAGGGCATCCAACAATGTTTCTATACCGTCACATCTACATCACTTCTAATGAAGTTATTAAAGAAGGAGACTTTAGTTTTTACCCTCCTTTTGGCGTAGGTGTAAATATAGTTATTAATGGAGAATTATGTTTTCACATTAAATCCAAAAAAGGTAAAGGAAGTTTTACTCAAAGAACCTATCAAACTTTAGATAAAAATAAAAAAATCATCTTAACAACAGACCAAGACTTAATTAAAGATGGTGTACAAGCTATTGATGATGAGTTTTTAGAATGGTTTGTGAAGAATCCAAATTGTGAGAGTGTTGAGGTTAGCTATGAAGTATTAAAACCATTTCAGAGTGAAGAGAAAGGCTATTTAATTCATTGTCCAGATAATGAAGTGTTAGAAGAACCTAAACAAGAAACACTTGAAGAAGCATCTTGGAGGTTTAATCCATTAAAAAAACTTGATGGTGAGTTTCTAAGAGCAGCCTTTATTGAAGGTGCTAGATGGCAAGCTGAGAGAATGTATAGTGAGGCTATTGAATTTGCTGAATGGATTAGAATTAAAGATTTCCAAACTGCATCTAAAGATAATTGGATTGGCTTGGATATGAAATATTATACAACTCAAGAGTTGTTTGAACAATTTAAAAAAAAATAACATGAAAGAAACACTTGAAAAAGCTGCTGAAAATTATGTAAACAAACTCTACCCTATTTATGCTTTTAAAGAAGTATTGGAAAGTTTATTTATAGATGGTGCTAAATGGCAAGCGAACAGACTGTATAGTGATGCAATTGAATTTGGTAAATGGCTTGATGATAACGCTCAACAAAGAGAGTATTATCCAATGAGCGCTATGACTATGGAAGAATTGTTTGAACAATTTAAAAATAAATAAATCATGCTAAATAAAATACATCGATTCTTTTTTAACTTACTTTTCAAAACATTCTACATAAATCAACAAACCGGCGAAGTTAAAGATAAAGATGGTATTATTCAAGGTAAAATCAAGTTAAAAAAGAAAAACAATGAGTAAGCAAACAGCAGTTGAGTGGTTACTAGACAATCTTCTCGCGAATGGGTTATTACGTTTGACAAAAGATGAGCATCATGTGTATCAACAATTAAAAACCCGAGCTAAATTAACGGAGAAACAGCAGATAGAAGATGGGGTTTCACATGGTTGGGATAACAATGAAAATGGCAAGGTTAGATGGTTAGGAGAACAATACTATAACGAAACATACGGAGGTGACAAATGATAATGCTAGCAGCAATAAATATAGTAATTCCTTTATGGTACATAGCATCATGTTTAAAAGACATCGTTGACATATTACGAAATAACAATGATACCAACGGAAAAAGCAAAGGAGTTGATTGATGAATTTTATCAAACTACCCCAAATGAAGCTTGGATAAATGAACCTTTAGGAGTATCTGAAGAGTACAAAGCGTGGAAACAAGCTGCCCAATGTGCTTTGATAGCAGTAAAGGAGATACTCAGGTCAGAGCCACGAAGTCCAAGTAATGTTGATTGGGATGATGTAGGTGGAACACATCAATACTACTATGAGGCGCAGAGAGAGGAAGCTGATAAGTATTGGCAAGAAGTAAAACAAGAACTAGAAAAAATAAGAGATAACTAATGAGCAGAGACTCAGGAGCTGATTGGGGAATACCCTATTATAATAAAAGAAAACCTGATAGATATATGCTTAGTCAAATTCAATCAAAAATTGATGACATAGAAAGTAAAATACTTTTGCTTGAAAAAGAAAAATTTGAGTTACATAAACTACTAAACGGAGAAAAATGATTAAAGTATTGAGACTGATATATGATAGCCTGGCTATACATATGTTTACTTCAATATTTGACAATGATGCTAGTAAGATACTTAGTAAAAGAGGGAGAAAAATACTAGAAACTAGTACCCCGGAAGAACTAGAAGCAATAATTAAAAAAGCACAGAAAAATGAACCAATTACCTACAGCTAACGACATTTTAAGTAAAAAGTTTAATGAATTAAGATCATCATTTACTTTAAAAGATGTAGAAGAATGTATGATTGAATTTGCTAAACTTCACTGTGAAGCACAACAAGAAGCTATTCTTGAAAAAGTTAAATTAAATCATGACTATCATGATGATGTGTACGATAGCAATTATTGTGATAAAGTTAAAGCTGAGTTTTGCTCACTTAGAACTGATGGGGATGGTGTACCTTACGCAGCAGATTTAATTAATGTAAATAAAGACTCAATCTTGAACGCATACCCACTAGAAAACATTAAGTAAGATGGTTAATTGCATAACATTTGAACAAGCTGTATGGCTTCAATCTATTGGGTTTGATTCGGATTACTGTTCTTACTGTTACACTAAAGAAGGAAAAATAAAAAGAGCGAGTGTTACTAACAAATGGATTCAAGAGGATGGTGGATTTTACAACACTACAAACATTTGTATAGCACCCGAACAACATCAAGTAGTTGAGTGGTTGTATAAAAAGCATGGGATTTGGATTAGTATTTTTCACAAAAGACATTCAGAAAACAAACACTTTGGTTATCTTATAAAACTATCTAATGGAATAGAAATAAAATTGTGGGAATTCTATTCCTCAAAAGAAGCATACTCAGCAGCTTTTGATTATATACGTTTAAATAATTTGATATGAGTACAGAAATAAAAACAATAAAAGGAACTTGTCATCATTATCCTAGAAAAGGAACATTTGATGTTGAACATAGAGATGCAGAAGTTTCTATAACTAGATTTTGGAATGGTAAAAAGAAAGGCAGATGTATTCAATTAACTGTTTCTCAAAATGGAGAATATGGAACATCTTACATTCATTTAACTGAAACTCAGTGTAAGAACTTAGCTAAGGTATTATCAGAATGTTTTGATGACACTAAATACCCTTCAGAATGACACAACAAGAAATACAAAATCGCAACGAGCAAATAGCTTTGATGCTTGGCTTAAAACCATTACAAAGACCCTATTTAGGAGCATATCATCCTACACACGATACTCATAATTCTACTTTTTATCACGAAAGAATAGAAGGTGAATTGTGGTATGTGTACCCACAGTATGATTCAGATTGGAATTGGTTGATGGAGGCCGTTGAGTTTATTGAGAAACTAAAATACTTAGTTGAAATATCAGGAAGTCATGAATGGCAATTTTGTGCAATAGTCAGAACTGATACTGATGATGTTGTTGCGAGGATTGGTTATTATGAAAAAACATTTACTAAAAAAGAAGCTGTCTTTATAGCTGTTTCGGATTTTGCTAAACTTTATAACAACAAACAATTATGAGCAAAGATGAAAAGGTCAGTGTACTCAAAAGGATTTACTTTTGGGTGAAATGGGAGGGTAGGTATCTACCCAGAAATATTGCTAAAGGTATTAAAAACTTATGGTATTGGTTCCCGGTTATTTGGGAAGATAGATCTTTTAATAACTATTATATCCTTGAGATCCTTAAGCATAAGTTAGAAGATCAAGCAAAATATGTTGGTAAATCAGAGTTTTTTGACAAAAGTGACCTCAGTAAACTAAAAACATGTATCAAATTGATAAAATCATATCAAGAAAGCACCTATGTTTTAGAGTATGTTGATTACAGCAAAGAAAAACTTTATACCATTCCTTCAGAAGATGACCCCATAACATACGAATGTTATTCAGAAATAATATGGGAGAAGTACGATGAGCTATTTAAGAAATACCCATTGATCTACAAAAGAGTACTCAATGGTGAAGGGCTTTTTATGGCAAAGTTTAATGATGAACGTAAACAAAAAAGACTTAATGCTATGAATCTCTGTTACATAAATCAACAACGTGCTGATGCTTTGTTGTTTAAAATATTACATCAATACATGGGGCAATGGCATTAATAACACCATAACAAATGAGTAAAGCAATACTAGAGTTTAACCTTCCTGAAGAACAGGAGGAATTTAAAGATGCTGTAAACGGGGTTAAATATGTACTTGCTTTACATAATATCAAAGCTGATGTACGGTCCATTTGGAAGTATGGTGAGCTAACCGCAGAACAGTATGAAATTGTAGATAAGATCTACGAACAAATCAATGTAAGATTAACCGAAGCAAATGTAAAAGATGATTAAAGAAGGAGACCAAGTAGTGTGTATAGATGATGTATTTGATCCCAAATCAATACATATCATACCTAATAGACCACTTAAGGATAGTATCTATACAGTCCGGGATATCAGATATTATGATATGCACGATAAAATGGGTATTACTTTAAGAGAGATTGTAAATCCAAGTAATGTGAGAGATCTTTTTGGTAAAACACAGGAACCTAGTTTTAACATAAAAAGGTTTGCTCCATTGGATGAAGTACTAGATAGTATTACTCTAGAGGAACTAGAAGAAGTATTTCTGTAAAATAAAAAGGGCAACCCGTTGGTTGCCTCTTTTTTTTGCGGACATTAAACTCTCGCTAACCTTAACTGAAACTAAGGTACAAATATATGTTATGGATGATATAAATCCTGAATATTTAATGTTCTTTTTCCTGTTATCAGGTCAAAGTACATTTCGGTATCTACTTTTTTACCATCAAGGGGTTTATACTCAATAGCAATACCAATGGCTGCTCGTGCAGCATTTAGGTTAAAGGTTAGTAATAACTCGTCTTCATTGTTTTCTAGACCAAAGTTACTACCAGCTTGAATTCTGATGGGTTTTACACTTTCATTTTCAAATGGTAGATCCATACATTTACCGGCATTACCCATACCAGCGTAGTTTAGTCCAGGATAGTCAGCATTGGTTCTAGTATCATATGCTCTGATTCTTACAACAAAATCTGGTGTTCTTGTAGCGTAATGTGGTATAAGTTTCTGAAAATCAAAGGTATTATCATCTTTACCGTTTAGATAAACATTTGGCCAGAAGATATTGTCACCAAGAGGTTCAAGATCTGTAGCTACATTTAGTAGGTGAGTCTCTTCACTAGGACGTTGAATGATACACTCTCTCCAGCATCTTTGTGCAAGTTCATCACTATTGTATCCCCAAGACTCAATATCTTCTTTTGTAAAGGTCTGATTGACTTTTGCAAATGTGGTGTTTACAGTTTCTGTTACAACGTTACCTGCTCTTCTTGTAAGGATAAATCTATGTTCTTGATGAACAGGTAGAGAAACTACACCTGATGTGGGATTACCATTTCTATCTATATTTCTATAGATTGAGTCAAACTGTTGACGGTATCCGGTATCAGTAATATCTATGGTACCACCCATAAACCAAACTTGTTGACCCGCTAGATAACCTACCTCAATGATCTTTGTAGATCCTTCTTTACGAAGTCTTCTTGGATTGACCAATACATAATTACCCGTGTTTAACTTCTCACTAAGAAAGTTCAAAGCCATTGTTTTTTGCGGGTTAGTAATAGGTTCTTCAACAGCTTCAATTACTCTTGAAATCAATTTTTTTTCACGTACTGTTGTCACAGGGTTTCTTCTATATTCGTAAATCTCACGAACAACCAGAAATCTCTGTCTGCTTTCAACGTAAATACCATTTTGATCAGAGAGATCTAAGGGTACATTAAGACGCTCAAGTGTTTGAATGTTACTCATTTTCAATATGTTTTAGTAAATTTAAGACAAATATAAGTACAGATTCAAACCTTAATGGTATATTGTTCAACATTAATTAAAAAAAAAACAAAAACAAAACACATGAGTAAAGATTTTGAAAAACCCGGATACAATCTTTTTTTAGATGATTTTAGAAGTCCCTTAGATGCTTTTGATTACACTAAGGATATCTCATATTCTACTAAAGAATGGGTCATAGTACGGAACTATGATGAGTTTATAAATACCATTAGAGAAAGATATTTAAATGGGGAATTTCCTCATCTTATATCTTTTGACCATGATTTGTCTGATGAGCATTATGATCATACAAACTATCAAGAATTTTATTATGAAGAATTTAAAGAAAAAACAGGGTATGAATGTGCTAAATGGCTGATTGATTTTTGTGTTGACAAAGATATACATCTCCCAGAATACTTAGTTCATTCTATGAACCCTGTAGGTAAGTCTAACATAATTAGTTGTTTAAAGAATGACAGAAAGATTAACCGGACCCTGTTATAATCTATTTTTAGATGATAAACTAGTCGCTAGAGATACGTTTAAGCATACTCAAAATCCTGTTTATGTAAATAAAAGATGGCACAGTGTGTCTTCGTACAAAGAGTTTGTAGACTATGTATCAGAAATGTATACTGAAAACAAACTACCGGCTATAGTTTCTTTTGATCATGATCTTGGAGATGGTAGTGATAGTGCCTACGATTGCGTTAAGTGGTTAATAAACTTCTGTATAGATACAGAAAGTCCATTACCTGAGTGTTTGGTACACTCTAAAAGTACAGTAGGGAAAAAAATCATAGAGAGCATGTTAAAAAGCTTTAAATGTGAATTTTGCGGTGGTGAAGGCTATCACAAAATGAGTTGTTATAAACACCAATATTAATCTTTATAAAAATGGCAAAAAAATATAGTTTTTTCTTTTCTAATGGACATCTGATCATAACGTTCATTGTAGTATTTGCCTATTTAGGAGGAATAATATCAAATTTCTTCTATTACCTGGCACCTTGTTTAGGTGTTTTTACTTTTTGTTTAGACAGCTTTGTACTAAAGTTCAAAAAGTTTATGAACGGTAAAGTTAAACTTTATGAATTTATCAAGATTGACTTTAAACCTAACTTTATAAAAAGCTACATGATGCTTATAATCATGTTGATTATTGTTAGTAGTTGGGCAATTAATGACTATTCTAACAACAAAAGAATAAGTTATGATGTTTTCTTTGCATTCTTCAGTATTTATGTGGTATTTTCTACTATGATACTCATTAAGTATTATAAGAAATATGAAGAACTACCCTAACCTTGTGTATTTATATTGGGATGAACCCCAACCTCCTGTTAGCTTAACTGGCAAAGCTCTTGAAAAAGATGATATAGGTTCGACTCCTATACAGGAAACTATGTGTTAAGTTATTTTTATGAATAACAATTCATTGTAATCGTAGTACTTTTGATTTATCTTATAGATAATCAATCAAAGTCGCAATGAAAAAAGAAAAAAGAGTACTTTTTATTCTAAAAAAAAGACAATCCTCACACGCAAATTACAGTTCAATATCCTCAGGTTTGTTGAACTCTGCCAATTTTGTAAACGATATGTTGAACAAGAATGGCATTACATCTTACTTAGTTGAAGTTATTGATAATAATTGTATTGACAAGTATGTTACAGAGTATAAACCTACTCACGTAATAATCGAAGCTTTGTGGGTGGTACCATCTAAATTTGAGGTGTTGACTAAACTTCACCCTAATGTAAAATGGATTATACGATTGCACAGTGATATCTCTTTCTTGTCAAATGAAGGAATGGCTATTGAATGGATATATGATTACTTGAAATATCCTAACATATCAATCTCTACTAATGACCTTGATACCAAAGAAACATTGTCTACTTTGACCGACCGTGACTTTGTATATTTACCTAATTATTACCCGGTAGGTTTGTTTAACAGTCGTAAAAATAAACCATCTTGCAAAAAGACATTAAACGTAGGTTGTTTTGGGGCTATTAGACCCTTAAAAAATCAATTGATTCAGGCAGTAACAGCAATTAACTATGCTGACGCTTATGACTTAAAGTTACGTTTTCATATAAATGTAACTAGAATAGAAGGTAAAGGAGAACCAGCACTCAAAAATATTAGACAACTCTTTGAAAATAATGCTAGACATGAACTTGTAGAACATGAATGGTTGAGTCATATAGAGTTTATTAGATTGGTAAGATCTATGGATTTTGGTATGCAAGTATCATTTACTGAGACTTTTAACATAGTCACAGCTGATTTTGTAAACAACAATGTTCCTATAGTAGCCTCAGATGAGATTTCTTGGGTAAGTTGTTTATTTCAAGCTGATCCCGCTGAAAGTAAATCTATTTTCAATAAAATGAGAACAGCGATTAATCTTAGTGGACTTAAGTTCTTGAACAAAATAGGATTGTGGTTCTATTGTCTTAAGTCAGAAAGAATCTGGACCAAATACTTCGGTTAATTTTTATCTATCTTGGCTTTAATGTACAAGTGTTTTTTCTCTTGTTCTGCTGCCATGATAGCTAATACACCTCTGAGCTCTTCATAAGTGATCTGGACAATCATATTGTCCTGGAGGTCGATGACTTGTAATATTTCCGAATCTATATAGATGTAGGGAGTATCGTACTCTTCATCTCCTGTAAAAGGAACTTTGTATATTCCGGCTTTAATGTATGTAGGCATTATCGTATCTCCCCGTTATCTATAGTTAGGTTCTGTACACTAAAGTTACCATTTTCTTTCATAGTTACAATGGCAAATCCGTGTACCCATTCATTATATGGCATGTAATCAGGTGATAACTCACACAGACATCCTGTTGAGAATCCTCCATTATATCTACCGTCCATGTTTTTGTCTATATAGGTACTAGATCTATGATAGTGACCGCAGATTGTATTGACTTTTGATTTGGTGTAAATATACTTAGCAGGATATACACCACCGGAACCTTTATACTCGTGCCCATGAATAATGTTTAGATTACCGGCTTTAATCACCGTGTACTTATCTATCAGTATAACATGATGTTTAGCAAACTCCAGTAAGATATCTAGTCTAAACTCATCAGTATCAAAGATTTCAGGAGCTTTTACCTGTAGATATCTTTCAAGTCTCATCTCATGATTACCTATCTTGTAGTATATCTGTGCTTTTGGAAATGCTAGTCTTAATTCATTAAGAAACCATTTACCTAGTTCTATCTCCTGACGGAATCTAGGTTTGCTAGGATTCTTAGAGAAATCAGACAACGCATAAAAGTCTAGTATATCTCCATTTAAAACAATACAATCTACCTGTTCTTCTAACCCCTTCTTTACTGCTGCTTTTAAAGCTTTAGCATTATGGTAAGGAAAATGAATATCAGATAGGAGTAGTATCTTTTTTATAGCAGTAGCTAGTATGTATGGTTCCCGGGTTTCTTCATAAGACTCTGGGATATTGTCAAAGGGGTCATAGGTATAAGTAAGTTCTCTAAACAGTTCTTTATCTTTTGCACCTTGTCTGTTTTTTTTCCCTTTGTTTCCTGAATAATACCGGAGTCTATCTCTAGCGTGTTCTACATCAGTAAACTCTAACGGGTTTTCGCTATATATCTTTTTAGCTAATGTGAGAATTGGAGTTTTAGGGAATCTTTTCAATGCTGATTTGCATATCTCTCCTACTTGTGTTGCTTTACTGCCCATTACTAAGTCTTTATTACATAAAATACTATAAATAATTCAACAAAACAATGAGAAAAATGGACGTAAACCTTAGCAGAGAAACTATCAAATTGAAAATCAAACAGTTAATGAAACCTCATGTCATAGAAGATAAGCCTTTGTTAATAGAGTTCTTTACAAATTTGCTTATGAGTCAGGTAGATGGTGTTAAAAATCTACTGTTAGCGGAAGTTAATGAGCTAGATAAAATGTACCATCCAACAGGTACAGTAATACAGTTTCCTTTTCGAAAATGCTCTGAGTATTATACTAGCAGGAAGGAAAAAATGTTAGAATCAGCCGAGGAGCATGGAATCAAAGGTGATTTCATCCAAGGGATTATTGTAGACGTATATCCGTTTAGTTCTAGGTATTCGTATACAGCTATTTACAAAGGTTTAACTTATGGTGATGAACTTGAGGATACACTAATAGAACTAGACTCAAGTGATGTAAAAATTTATGAATATGAATGAAAGAATTCAAGATCAACGCCCTGTGTATATGGGCACATTTAGCAAGTATACTCGTGCATTTGAAGCGCGGATAGCTATAGTAGAAAACGATGTAGAGTATCACAAAAGAACTTTACGTACACAAACCAAAAAAATACAGAAACTTGAAAAGATAATGAAGTATACTATTATAGCAAATAGCGTACTAGTATTAGCTATGATAATGCACACAATTTTTTCTTAATTGTTTGACAATCACTGAAGTTTCATTATGTAGCTTACTTTTGATATGAAAGTATGTACTACCAGCTGCCAAATGGAAAAGTGGTGCAAATGTCTGTAGAAGAATATCTTAATTTAACTAAGAGAGACATTCAATACTTACTCAGCATCAACTCCGGGGATTATATATCAAACCCCTGGACAGGCTCAGTCATCTCTGGTATGAAAAAAGAGTCAGCGGACTCTGAAGATGAAGATGATTTAGATGAACTATCATTTGAAAACGATGATGAAATAGAAACATTCTTTGAGGAGTTCTTCCCTGAAGATTTTGAAGATCCTGATCTTAAAATAGATCCAGATTTCAATACTTGATGCGTCTTAAGACGCATTTTTTGTTTAGCAAACTTGTAAATTTATATAATATGAAAAAGCAATCCCGTGTTCAACCTACGGAGTATTCCGGTAAGTTGAGTGATTATCAACTGTATGGGCACCCTTCCCAACGGTTTGTTGAGTATGAGAGGGATGAGTTCAATGCTTATCAGAATTTTCTGTATAAGCGAGCTCTATTTGGTTTATCTGTATATTCAGTTGAAGAGCTGAGTATAATGCACTGGGACAAAAAGAAACGTATCCAGAAAGTGCATGTGAGAACTCAGAATGTTCTTAATCTATGGAAACAGGAGATAATTAACTCTACTGTAAACAAAATCTTCACTACTTTATTCTACCACAGCACTTTTGTAAAAGAGATGGTAGAGAAATTTGGTAGTGACACAGATCCGGATTACATTAGCAAAGTTAATTTTAAGGATTTAGGTATTGATAAGCGGCAAATTGTCACTAAATTGATACAAGAAAAGATTTTACCTGTTAATTTTTACGAACTTTCTTAATTATGAGTAATTACCACAACTTAGACAACGAAGAAGTAGTCTTTATTTATCTAACAAATAAAAAATTTGTAGATCAGTATGAGGCTATTTTTGAGCAAGGCGGTATTGAATCTATGGTAGATTTATCTGAACATGCTTATGTAGTTGGTTTTAAACAAATGTCTGAACAAGATTTAATAGATCTTCTGGAAGATGATCACTACAAGTATTGTCTGAGCGTGGATAGTAAGTTAGGACCTATTGTAGAGATAATCCGGGAAACACTCCCGGATCTCTACAATCAGGTAGAGAAATCATTTTTACCTAAACAACAATGAAGTATCAATTTAACGTTAATGGAGTAGTGTCATTAATACTCGTACCCGAAAACGAACTAGAAAAGAATTTATTGAAATCGTTGAGTGTTCAACCAAACGAGTTTAAAGAAACAACCAAAAGTTCTTCTATAGGTGCTCAATTTGCAGATGGAAGTATCATAATTTCAGGAACAAATGCAGCCAAAGCTGAAGACATGCCACGGTTGTAATCAGTTAAAGCATATCTGGAAAAGACACGAGAGGCAGTTATACTGCAAGGATTGTTGGTCTCAACATCCTGACAAGGGTAGCAAACCCTTACAAGCTAAGAAACCTATAAATAAAAAGTCATCCAAAATTCAAAAGATGGATGCTTTGTATAGAGTACTTAGAGAAGTTTTTCTTAAAAATAATCCATTTTGTAAAGCTCGTTTACCCGGATGTCAGATTAATGCTACAGATGTACATCATAAAAAATTGAGAGGCACATATTATCTCGATGAGAGTACATTTTTGCCTGTATGCAGGACCTGTCACAACTTTATTCATGCTAATCCTATATTAAGTAGGGAGCTTGGTTTTCTAGACTAAATGATGTATATTGGTAGTATAAATTACTACTATGAATTATTACATTTATAAGCATATAAGGCTAGATTCTAATGAAGTTTTTTATGTAGGTATTGGTAAAAAACCCAAAATGTCTAAAATTTATAAGCATAGAACAGAATATTCTAGAGCTTATGAAAGAACTAAAAGACATAAATTTTGGAAAAATATTACTAATAAAGTTAGTTATAGAGTTGAAATTATTTGTGAAGCTAATACAAAAAAGGAAATTGAAGAATTAGAAAAATACTATATTGCTATCTATGGTAGAAGATGTTGTGATCCTAAAGGAACTCTTGTTAATTTTCAAGAGGGAGGAAATTTAAACACTGGACCAAAAAATAAAAATATAAAAGTAATTCAAGAAACTTTAGAAGGAGCTGAACTAAAAATTTGGGATCAAATAAAAGATATTCAAAATGAATTAGGATTCTTAAAAACTAACATTGTAAAATGCTGTAGAAAGAAACAACTTACAGCATACGGATATAAGTGGAGATATAAAGATAATTTAGAATTTGAAGAAGTTTATCCTACAGGAGCACGAAGAAAAAGTAGTAATAATAGAGTAGGCGTTATTATTACTAATAAATTAACAAAAGAAAAATTAACTTTTAGAACTGTAAAAGAAGCTTCCTTATTTTTAAATAAGCATTATGCAACTACTTTAAAATATTTACACAATAAAATAGAACATAAACTCTTTAAAATTGAATACAGGAAATGGTCAAATTGAAGAAAACCCAGTAATGGCTAAGGCTATGGGATTTTCAGAATCTAGAGAAGAAGCACATGGAAACAAAGAATAGACAAGATGTTCAAACAGAGGCTGTTGAGTCTTTACTTAAGAACAAAAGATCAGGTGTAGCGGTATCAATGGGTGTAGGTAAGACTTTAATAGGTCTGAAACACCTAGATACAATGACACCGGTAAAAGCTTTAGTTGTAGGACCTAAAAAAGCTATCTTCCAATCATGGAGAGATGAGATGGTAAAGCACAATCTACGGCATTTAGAACAGTATATCAAGTTTAGTACTTATAGATCTTTACCAAAACAGGATCTGAGCTACGACGTGATATATCTTGACGAGTGTCATAATCTATTGCCTAGTCATGAACGGTGGTTATCACAGTTTAATGGTAAAATTGTAGGTCTTACCGGTACTCCGCCAAAGTTTGAGACTTCGGTTAAGGGTAAACTTGTAAGAAAGTTCTGTCCCATTAACTACGAGTATTTTGTTGATGATGCTGTATCTGATGGTATTCTGAATGATTACAAGATAATTGTTCACATGTTGAAATTAGGTACCACTAAAAACATAATGGCGGGTGGTAAAACTAAAAAGTGGCCAACTAGTGAGTTAGATTCTTATACTTACTGGTGTGATAAGATTGATAAGTCTTTATTCCCACAGGAGACTATGATGCTTCGTATACAAAGAATGAAAGCTATGATGTCTTATCCTAGTAAAGAAAACTATGCTAAGAAGCTATTTGCTAGTATTACCGATAAGTGTATTCTTTTTGCTAATACTCAAGAACAAGCAGATAAACTATGTAATCATAGTTATCATAGCGAGAACCCAGATTCTGAAGATAACCTGTTGAAATTCAAAGCAGGTGTCATCAGTAAACTTTCAGCTGTATTACAGTTGAACGAGGGTGTAAACATTCCGGAATTGAGACAAGGTATTATTTTGCATGCATATGGTAATGAGAGAAAGAGTTCCCAAAGAATAGGTAGATTACTTCGTTTGAATCCAGATGAAACAGCTATTGTACATATACTTTGTTATGAAGGAACTGTAGATGAATCATGGGTAAAGTCAGCACTTTCTGTGTTTGACCAGACAAAAATTATTTATAAATAAGCTTAAAAGTACAATGAACATTAATAAGCATACAATTGAAAAAGTTGTTATATCTAAGATTAAGAGATTAAGTTTTAACAGAGATACAAAATCTTCACAGGTCTCATCAATAACTAAATCTGTAAGTACTCACGGTATACTTAGGTTGCCGGTATGTGTAAGAACAAAAGCTATCAATGGTAAAACAGAGATTTATGCCATTGACGGTCAACATCTTACCTCAGCATTAGACAAGTTAGATGTAAAGTCTACTGACTGTATTGTTGTAGAGAGTGACTCTGTAAATGATATTGTAGAGATGATGGCAGTCCTGAATAATGTAAATCTAAGATGGACTGTACTTGATTACGTAAATGCTTATTTGGGACTTGGTAAAATAGATTACCAGACACTCAAAGCACATGCTATTCAAAATAGTCTGAACATCACTACCAGCGCTGTTATACTGTCTGGGGACAACAAATGCTCAGATATTAAAAAGGGTTTTTTTAAAGTTCATGCAGAAGATAGCAGTGTCCTTACTAAGAATCTAAATGATTTTATCAGCTTTACTGGTACTAAATCAGCTAAGGCTCATAAGGCATACATAAATTTTTACAGAACTGTAAAGTCAAGCTATAACCATCAGGACTTTATTAATAAGCTTAAAGCAAGTAAAATATTTAAGAATGGTATTCCCCATGATACTAGATATCTTACTGCCAAACTGTATGAAATTTATAAATTAGAATAATTTGGAAGGAAAGGGAATACTTTCTATATTTGCTCAAACAATTAAATTAACTAAACATGGTTTTATTCATTTCAACATTAATCATATTCAGTATCTGTTACTTAGTAATCTACTCGTATGTAAAAAATAAGTACATTAAAGAGATTAAAGATCTACAGGATCAAATTTATTCTTGTAGCGAAAATTCTTTAAAAGAAAAAGCTAAAATGGCAGATATAATCGATAAAATTCATAATTCTGAAGTAGAGTTGGCGTCTTACAAAGAAAGACTACAGACTATGATGGATATCAACAAAGAGCTTCAATCAAAATCTAGTGACAATGACACGATTAAAATTACTGTCAATGGTGAGAACGGAGAAGTTAAAATTGTCGATACTGACGGTAAAGCAACAGTAAAGAAAAGAGGTAGAAAACCAGGTTATAAAAAACCTTACTACAGAAAGAAGACAGGTGGTAACCCATCTTGATTTTAGGGATAAACAAATAGTGTAGAAAAGGAGGGTAAAACCTCCTTTTTTATTTATATTATAGTATGATTTCTATTCTACTATCAATATTATTGGTTATCTTAGGCTCTTATTACAAGGGTAAGATGGACCTAGTCATGTTCAGAGATAAAAACTCTGGATGGAACAAGAAATGGAAACTGAGCCCAAACGGTAAATTGATAAGATACTATGGCAAAGATTGGTACTATTTTGGACATTATCCAAACTTTAAAGAAAGTTTTCCTTACAGCAGTACTATTCTCGTTTGTTTTACTGATAATTGGCATAAGTATCAGTTTATATTTCTTAGGTGCATATACCTGGCTATTTCTATTCAACTATCTGGGTTTATTGGAGCTACCCTGTTAGCTTTCCTAGTATTTCCTGTACTATATGGTATAGGGTTTTACTATGGATACGAGAAACACAGAAAAATCTAGTTTATGAAACAACTTCCTATTACTATTCTCTTTGAAATGAGAGACGGGGAATTTGTCCCCAAATCGGAGCTAGGTAAACACTCGCTAGCTAATTATTTAAAAAATGTAGAAGAAGGTGCACTTATACAAGTCACCTATGAAGAGCAGAGTACTGACGGTACTTATGCACAGATAAGCAAACTTCAAGCTTGTACTCGGGAACTATCAAAGCACGTAGGTTACACTCACGAAGAGATTAAAAACATAGTAAAACATAAAGCTGGCTTATATACCTCAGATGGAGAGCTTAAGTCGTTTGCTCAGTGTTCAAAGGAGGAGTTGAGCTTGGCGATTCAAGTTGTTCTTGATATTGGGGAGCAGGTGGGATATCCGTTGGATTAATCTCTCCTTCTACAAGTGCACCAGTTACTTTATCTATTTTAACCATTTTGGTTAGTTTTTGTTCTTTAGCTGATTGCTCTATAAAAGACTGTAAGGCAACTAAAGTAGCAAAGTTATACACATAGGGATCATCCTGGTTAGTATCTTCCTGTATGTGTTTTACTAATTCCTGAAAGTGGTTTTTATCTTTGTAGGGGAAAAAATTAGTTAGAAAATTACTCAATCTTGCTACAAATTGACCTGAAATTTTTATTGTAATTTCTGCCTCTAGAGGAATAATTTCTACATCAATGATGTTACTTTCCTCAGGTGTTGTAGATGTGCTTGTAGATTCTTCCATTTTAATTAAAAATTATTACAACAAAAGTATGATAAGCTTCCTAAACTTACAAGAAGTTAAACAAAAACTTTATTCCAAACTTGAATCAGGACAATGGAGTGATAAATTGAAAACATTTTTATTAGGTCAGGATATTGACAAAGTTTTAGAAACACTTTTACAAGAAGCAATGGATGGGAAAAGATTTACACCACCATTGAAATATGTTTTTAGAGCATTTGAGGAATGTCCTTTTGATAAAACTAGAGTTGTTCTTATTGGGCAGGATCCCTATCCTCAAATAGAAACAGCTGATGGACTTGCCTTTTCATGTAGTATTAAAGATAAACCTGAGGTATCACTTCAGCAGATTTTTAAGGCTATTAGAGAGTCAGTACCGGAACAGTATGCAGATCAGAATCCTACTAATAATTTGGACAGATGGGCCAAACAAGGTGTTCTATTGCTAAATAGTGCCTTGACAACAACAATCGGTAAACCGGGAACTCATCAGTTACTATGGAAACCTTTGATAATACATGTCCTAGATTCTCTAATCTGGAGTGATATGGACATTATTTATGTATTTATGGGGAAAAAAGCACAGGAATATATGGACCTAATACCGGATAATAACTGTAAAATTGCTGTTGAACATCCTGCTGCAGCTTCTTACAGAAAAGAAGAATGGATTTATAATGACATGTTCAATAAAATTAATGAATGCCTTTTGTTACAAAATAAAACCCCAATTATATGGTAGATCACAAAATAGATCCTGTTAAGATTTCAAGGGATCAAAAAGAGAGTTACAAAAAAATAAGAATGGAACATAGTATTTTTGACATGCTTTCTAAAAACATATCATCACATTATAATAAAAAACATGATTTGAGAAATAAAGCATTTATGTATTCTTTTACTCTAGATGATCTGCTAGAATTTGATAAGACTACTAATCAAGTTTTTGCCAGTAAAACAAGAATTAGGGAAATAGTAGACACAAGACATATATTTATGTACTTGGCTAGGGGTAAAGGTTTTACTTATGAAAGTATAGGAAAAAAGTTTAGTTGTCATTATTCCACATCAATTCATGCTGTAAATAAAATAAAGACTTTATTGGAACTAAAAGATTTAAAAGTCACAGAACAGTGCAAAAGCATACTAATTGAGTTTAATGATTATTTAAATAACAAAAAAAACAATGATGATCAACCTGAACACATTACTGATACAAGATACAAAACTATCTCCGAATGAAATGTATCTACTAATGTGCATTAGCAACAAAGAAAAACCTTTGTTTATAAACACATTGGCGGAAGCTAGAAAACTGAGAATCAAAGGTTTAATAGATGAATCAGGTGTTATTTTGCCGTTGGGTATTGAAGTAGTTTCTAAAATAAACACAACTAAAAGTGTTACTAAGACAACTGCAGCAATAGACATTACTGATGACTATATAGAAAAGTATGTTCTTTTGTTTCCAAAGGGAAAACTACCTAGTGGTAAACAAGCAAGGGCTGATAAAAAGAACCTAAGAAACAATTTCATATGGTTTTTCAAAACATATAACTATGATTGGGATACTGTCATTGCAGCTACTACTTTGTATGTAAACGAGTATGAGCGTAAAAATTATATGTATATGAGAAATTCTCAGTATTTTATCAGTAAAATGAATCCTGATAAAACTAGGGACTCAGAACTTGCTAATTATTGCTCTCAAATTATTAGAGGAGATTATCAACAAGAAGCTGATCACTTTTCAGAAAAAGTTGTTTAAGTCATTTTTTTTGTTTAGTTTTGAGCCTGCAGTCAATTTCAAAACTCTCAACACAAGGGTATAAACCTTTGTGTTTTTTTATCTATAGACATGGAGACACCAACACTCTGGAAGAGTCAGAAAAATGCCTTTCAAGAATCCCTTGAGTATATGCAAGGTAGAATGGAAGGAAGAATAAAAAGTATTAAAACTCCGTGGGCAAAGTTTAATGATGCAACTACAGATGGTATAGAATGGAGCTCACTCACTGTTATAGGAGGAAGACCCGGTGCCGGCAAAACCCTGATTAAAGATCAAATTATTAGGGAAGCATTTGCTAGGAATGAGGGTGAAGAATTCAGAGTGTTAGAGTTTCAGTTTGAGATGCTAGCTAGAACTAGCGCTATCAGGGAATACTCAAGTGTTATAGGCAAAACCTATAAATACTTGTGTAGTGCAGATGGGAAACTTACTAATGATGATTTAGTAAGGTGTTATGAATATGCTAAAAAGAGAATTGGTTATCCTATTGATATAATAGAAGAACCTATTACAGTAAATGAATTTAAGGAGCAAATAGCTCTTTATATGAGACAAAATGCTGTTAAACATGAGGATGGTAGTTTTGAATACATGAAAACTATTGTTTCTCTAGATCACTCTCTTTTGCTTAAAAAAGCTCCTTTTGAAAAGGACAAGTATGATACTTTGTATAATCTAGGTGAGGCTGTTACCGAACTTAAGAGAAAGTATCCTATTGCTTTTATTGTTCTGAGCCAGCTTAACCGTAATATCGACAATCCTGAAAGGAGTGAAGATGGTAAGTATGGTAATTACATTCTAGAGTCTGACATATTTGGATCAGATGCTTTATTACAGCATGCTGATACTCTTATAGGACTCAATAGACCAGGTAAACAAAGAATTAGATTCTATGGTCCAGATAGATATGTAATAGAGAACGATAAAATTTTAGTAATGCATTTTTTGAAATGCAGAAATGGGGATAACAGAATGAGTTTTTTCAAAGCAGAATTTGAAAGAATGATGGTATCTGAGATGGATACTCCCCCTCAACAAGAAAGAAGAACAATAAATAAATAAGTAAATGAATATAATGACAAGACAAGAGACGCTAAGCGTTAAAGAAAAAATTCAAAATCTTAGAGAAAAGCATCAGCACATTTTTGATAACAACAACATGCCGGGTGCTTTATTTTTTCCAAAAATGGCTTACCGCCCTAGGGGAAAAGATGAATTGTATATTAGTTTCTTTGCCAGTGAATTAAAAAGAGAATCTAGAATTTATACTGAGTTTGTTAACATAGATTACTATCCAGAAGATAGTAATAGAACACTATGGATGTGGAATTATAATCCTCATTGGGAAGAAGAATATGAAGCAACAGAACCAAACAGTACAGGTCAGATCAGATATCTTGTCCCAGTAAGTGAGTTAATCAAAGTACAAGAAGCAGTTCCAGTTAAAACAGAGCAAATAGATTCTTTTACTTCCTTGGGTGACTCAATTGTTCAAGATATTCCTCTAACTGAAATGACTGTAAGAGACTTAGCTGCTATCATGACAGGCAAACCAGTTAGTAACAAAGAATGGTTAAATAAAATAATTACACAAAAATGAGCGAAGGCACTCAAGAACTAATCCTTCCTATGGGAAAATTAATGGCTGAAGTAAAAAGTCCTAAAAATCTTATTATATTCAGTAAACCAAAAGTGGGTAAAACTACTTTGTTGGCAAATCTTGATAACTGCTTACTTGTAGACCTTGAAGATGGTAGTGATTATGTAAGTGCAATGAAGGTAAAAGCAAGATCTATTGATGATATCAAGAAGATTGGTAAAGCTATCAAAGATGCTGAATATCCTTACAAGTATGTTGCTTTAGATACTATTACCGCTTTAGAAGAGATGTGTATTCCTCTAGCAGAGGAAATGTATTCCAAATCTTCTATGGGTAAAAACTGGTTTACAGAAGGTAAACCTAAATATGGTACTATTCTAAACATGCCTAATGGTGCAGGTTAAGCGATAGCCTGTATGTGTCTAATTGCTGGAAACCCCTAAAGACTATTTACTACAAAGTAAATTGAAAAATTATGCTTGATAGTTTAAAAAATAATAGTATATTTGTCATAAACAAAAATAACCTGGTTATGTTAGATTATGACAATCATGGGCAATCAGCAGCCAAGTCTCTGTTAAATGAGAAAGGTTCAACGACTATCTCCCGGAAGGAGAGTACACTTTTAAATAAAGTGGAAAAGGCACACATTAAATTTTATAGTTTAACTGATAAATTATCTAATGATAGTGGTATATATGGTATTTATTGTAGAGTTAATGACAAAATATATATTGGTTCCGCAATAAATTTTCATGCTCGATTAATAAGACATATATACTACTTAAAAAATAATAAACATCATTCAACCAAATTGCAAAGAGCTTTTAATAAGTATGGAATTGATAGTTTTAAATTCCTAGTTTTAGAAATTACTGATAAATCTCTTCTTTTAGAAAAAGAATCATATTGGATTAATTATTTAGATAGTTATAAAAATGGATTTAATTGTACAGATGTTTGTAAAAACCCTAAAAGGTTTAAACTTAAATCTGAACAAATTCAAAAAAGAACAGAAAAATCAAGTAAAACGGTTATATGTTTAGATATAGAAGGAAAATTTATATGCAAATATTCTTCTTTATCTAAAGCAGCTCGTGCAATTAATGATCAGACAACTAATATCAGTTCTTGTTGTAAAGGAAAACTTAACTACGTTAAAGATTTTATTTTTGTTTATGCTTCTGAATATGATGAGTTTAAGGATTATAAGTATACTCCTAAACCTAAAGTATTTACAGAATTGCACAAAAAAAATATATCTGATGCCGTTAAAGGTAAACCTAAAAGCAAAAATCAGATAGATCTTCTTATTAAAAGGTCTAGTAAATCAGTTGTTAAATTAGATTTAGAAAGAAATGTTGTTAAAATATATTCTTCACTCAAAGAATGCTGTAATGATGATCAGTTATATATTAAAACCTTAAAGAAAAGTATTAGTTCAAAAACACCATTGGTAGGTTTTATATATGAATTTAATGAAAATATAGTCTAGTCTATTATGAAAGTAATAGTAGTAACGTATCCCTGGTTAAGGGAGGCTTTCACTAAAGTTATTGATTTTGTTAAGACTTGGGCCCCTAGAATAATTCTTGTGGGACACGTTAAAGACATAGTATTAGAGAAAAATGGTGCGGAGTTTAATGCTCTTGACCTAGATCTTACAGGTAAATTAAAAAGAATAACCAGTTCTCAGTCTGATGCAATCGGGTATTTATATCGTAAAGGTTCTAAAAACATTCTTAGTTTTAAGACAACCGATGAAATATCTTGTGGTGCAAGACCAGAACATCTCAGAAACAAAGAAATTGTATTATCAGAACTAAATGATGATGATACAATCAATATTAATTGGAATAACGTTTATATAGATTAAAATTATGATTACTACAAAGAACATCCCTACTTCTACAGGGACACAAAAAATTATTCAACCAGGTGAAAATACCTGTAAAATCAACAGTCTATCACTAGAGTCTGTTCCTTACAAAGAAGGAGCCTACAACCTATCATTGAATCTTGAGACAATGCCTATAGGTGGAGATTTTGAAGGTTTTCTTGTAAATAAAGATGACGCTACAGGTCCTCGTTATGAAGGACAAGTAGCTAGAGTAAGATTTTCTGAATGGGCTTTCTCAGATGGAGTCACAAAATCAGGTATTTCTGTTTCTCGTGATCTTGAAATTCTTAAGGCTATACAAACAATTTGTAGAGAAACCGGTAGCATGGAGTGGTTGGACAAAAATGATAATGTTCATGATACTATTGAAGATCTTGTAATTGCTTTTAACAATGACAAGCCTTTTAAAGACAAATACATTACTTTTTGTATTGCCGGCAAAGAATACAATAACAAACAAGGCTATGTAAACTTTGATCTATTCTTACCGCGTGCTGGTAAAGGTCAAGTAAGCCTTCAGAATGCTGATACCGAGAATGGCAAACTAATGCCTTTTGATTCTGATGTTCATATCAAAAGAATTAAAACAAATCCTGTAGATTCATTTTCTCCTAAAAATGATGATGACTTTTCTGTAGTAGCTGCTTCAAGTAAAGTAGGTTCTGATTTTGATTTGTAATACAATAAAAGGGGTGTAATAGCCCCTTTATTTTTTAATTTATGATAAGCACTAAACCAATCATAACAAGTTTATTTGAAATTCCGTCATCGTGGATATTTGAAAATTACTGTGGTATTAGTGAGAAATTAATAGGTCAAGATGTAAAAATATTATCAATTTTTAACTCTATGGATTCTGTACCATCTATGGTAATATTCTGTAGACAAGATAGATATTTTTTCAAAGACTTTTCTACAAATAAAGGTGGTGACGGCCTTAAGTTAGTCATGTATCTTTTTGACCTAGACAAAAGTGAAGGTATAAATAAAATAATCAAGGACTATAACTTATATCTAAAGACATCAGATTATTCAATATCTGATGTTATGATAAAAGAAAAAGCACATTTTACTCTTGAGACATATGACACAAGAAAATGGAACCAAGGTGATGCCGACTACTGGACATCATATGGTATTTGTTCTGAAATATTAAAAGAATATAATGTTGAACCGTTGAGTTCTTTTACTTTTAGTAAACAAGAAGAAGGTATATATGATTTTTTTACTACTCAAAAATCTTATATCTATGGGTATTTTAGAAAAGATGGAACACTCTATAAGATCTACCAGCCTTATAACAAAGATAAAAAGTTTATGAAGCTAGCTACATACATTCAAGGTATGGATCAGCTAAAGTTTGATAAACCACATCTTGTTATAACCAGCTCTCTTAAAGATGGCATGTGTCTTAAAAAACTAGGTTATCCTGTGGAGTTTATAGCACCGGATTCTGAGGGTTCGGTGATCAGAGAGGAAGTTATTACTTATCTGAAGAGTAAATACAAAGTAATTACGTGTATGTTTGACAACGATGCTCCCGGTATAACAGCTATGGAAAGATATCATGAATTATATGAATTACCCAGTGTACTTTTACCGATGGAAAAAGATCTTTCTGACTCTGTTAAAAAACACGGTCAAAAAGCTGTAAGACAAGTATTAACTTCTTTACTTAATGCATATGAATAAAGAACAGAAAAAAGCTATGGAACGATTTGAAACATGGATGGATCGTCTTCATCTGCAAACTTTAACGGATGAATTAAAAAATGACATCACGTACAAAATAGAAAGTCTAATTAATGAAATACAAGAACTAAATGACTAGAGGATATATAGGTATCGACATTGGAAAGAAGGGTGCTATAGTTTACCAACACCCTGATCTAGAAATAGAGGCACATCCCATACCCATGATTAAAGATGAGGTGGATTATGCATTTATGTATGATATTGTACAACACATAAGCAATCGTCATATGACTGCTTATGATTGCAACCCGCACATTATTTTTGAAAAGCTGGGAGTTATCTTCGGTAGCTCTAAAGCAACAGCATTCTCTATGGGTCACCAATCTGGTGCTATAGAAATGATGGCTATTTCTCTTGGTGTTTCCTACACTAAAATTCCTGCTAAACAATGGCAGAAAGAAATGTTTACAGGAGTAGAAGAGATTACTGTAACCGGTAAATCTACTAGAGATACTAAAGCAATGGCATTAGTAGCTGCTAAAAGATTGTTCCCTGGTAGAAGTTTTGTATTTGGTGAAAGAGCATCTAAACCACATGATGGATATGTGGACGCATTATTAATGTCTGAGTATGCAAAAAGAAAAAATCTCTGATAAAACTGTACTTAATTATGATGAATATAAAAATGTAAGGTCCATGTTACTATCTGAAGATAAAGCAGATAGAAACATCGGTCTTGGTATATTAGAAAATGTAGATCAAAAGAAATGTCTTCCTTTCATTTTGTTTACTGCACTAGAGTTTAGTAGAATGGAAAATCATATAGCTAAAAGTATTTTATGGTCTATGTACAGTAGAATGAGTTGTTTTAATGTTATATCTAAAATTATAGATGTGACATCAGACTCAATATCCTACAATAATCCTGATAAACTTAAAATCGGTTCAGATGATCATCCAACGGCTAAGTACTTTGAGCTAAATGCGAATAAGTATTTTTCTAAAGTCGTAGAGAGGATTAGTGTCACATATATTATAGATACTATTGTAAAACAAGATGATCCTGAAAGATTTTATCCTTTAGAAAAGGATATTGAAAAGTTTATTATAGACAAGTATATTAAGGAAGAAATTATACTTGATTACAAATTAAATATTCCTGGTTTTACCATGAGGTTTGATATCAAAAAAGCAATAGAAATAAGAACACATGAGCTTACTAAGAAATGAAAGTCTTTCTAAAGTATGTAAAGAATTAATGTTAAAGGAGCCCTACTACGGGCTCTTTTTAGTAATGACTGAAAAACAATGGAGTGATAAGATTCCGACAGCGGGTGTTGCTAAACACAACATCAACTATAAACTTATCATCAACCCAGAGTTTTGGGATAGTCTTAGTCAAATACACAGAGTTGGTTTGACCAAACACGAGCTCAATGGGCTCCTTACACAGTAATGTGTATGTAAAATATTCTAAATTGACGGGGAAAACCTTAGAGGTTTATCTACTAAACAATTGTAGTAATACATTTGCGGCTAAGCTAATCACTTAGGTAAAGTAAAAAAGATAAACATTGGTCAATCCGCAGCCAAATTTCTTGGTAATGTAAATTAAAAGTGGTATATTAAAGTATAAATACTTACACATTATGATCACTAAAGAAAAAGAAGAGTCTGTAATTTATCATTACTCTAAAGGATTATCTACTAAAAAAGTAGCAGATCTTAGTTTTTGTAATGTAAAAACAGTGAGAGCAATTTTATTAAGAAATAATATAAAAATGCGTACTCTATCTAAAGCACTGATGAAGTACTCCTGTAATGATAATTTCTTTTCTACTATAGATTCGGAAATTAAAGCTTACTGGTTAGGTGCTTTATATGCTGATGGAAATATTTCTAAAAAAGCTAGTAAATCTGGTCAGATCTTTTTAACAAGCTCTGATGAAGAATGGGTATTAGATTTTATGCAAGCTATTGCATCTACTAATAAACCTAGAAAAGAATTTCACAAAAAGTATAATACTTTTGTGTGGAAAGCGCAGATAACTAGCTCTGTTATGTTTGATAATCTTAACGATCTTGGTTGCACACCGGCTAAGTCTAAAACCATTACTTTTCCAAAAATACATGATGATTTAGTTCATCATTTTATACGTGGCTATTTTGATGGTGATGGTACAGTAGGACAATATAAAAATTCAAAAACCAAAGATTGGCATGTTTTAAAATCAGGTATCTGTTCAGGTTCTGAATTATTTATTAAACAAATTTTAGAAAAAATTCCAGTTAAGAATAAAAATATTTATTACAAGGGTGTTTATAAAACACAGTTTTCTGTTAATGATTCTATAGCATTGTATAATTATATTTATAAGAATGCTAATGTATATCTAGTAAGAAAAAAACAAATATTTGATAAATATATTTTAAATTATAAACCAAGAAAGAGGTTCAGAGACTACAATGGATTACCCAAATAAGGGTAAAGGTATAGTCCGATCTTACATGAGAATGTAAGTTAACATAATGATTGCATCTAGCATTCTTTCATCCACTGATGCAGGATAGCTTTGATAATCATGAACTCTTTAATATTGCTGCAGATTTGTAACTAAGTCTCGTTGTACAGTAATGTACAATATGAAAGCTTTAAATTGACGGGAAGTTCCTTAGAGCCTAATCTACCAAGCATATGTAGTAATACTTATGTGGCTGAAGTAATTAATCAGGTACGGTAAAAAAGATTAGGATTGGATAATCCGCAGCCAAATTTCTTAAATAGTTTTGGTATAATAGAGATTAATTAGTATATTAGTATATGAAAAAACTAGTATTACCAATTGAAGATATTATACTTATGTATAATCAAGGTTTAAGTTGTAGTAAAATTGCAACAACCTTTAACTGTTCTGAGTCTTTTATTAATAAAAAGATTGCAGAACAAAATATTACCAAGAGACCCGGAGGTTCTTATAGAAGATCCTATAATCAAAATTTCTTTAATAGTATAGATACAGAAGGTAAAGCTTATTGGCTAGGTTTTTTGTACGCAGATGGTTGTGTTCAAGAAAAACTTACAGGTCAAAAAGTCATATCTTTAGCTGTTAAAGACAAAGAAGTTATAGATAAATTTATAAAATCTTTAGACGGAGACTTTATAACTAAAACTTATAATGAAGTACATGTTATACATCTTACTAGTAAAACTATGTTTAATGATTTAGTTTATCATGGTTGTATTCCAAGAAAGTCATTAGTTTTAAAATTTCCAAATCTTCCACATAATCTAGTTAATCATTTTATGAGAGGCTATTTTGATGGGGATGGTTCTGTATTTATTCTTCATCCTAAAAACTATAATAAAACAAATACTATTTACAAAAATATAGGTATTGGTATATGCGGTACAAAAGAATTTTTGTCGGAGTATAACAAATACTTAGATTGTAGTAAAGTTAAAAAGGATAAAAGAAAAGAAGGTAATGTTTGGTACTTATCTATATCTGGGACAAATAAAGTAAAAGCTTTTTATGAATTCATTTATAAAGATGCTACTCTATACTTGACTAGAAAGAAAGATAAGTTTGAAAACTATTTTAAAGAAAGAGGTTCAACGACTATAATAAGCCATCCTAATAAGGATGAAGGGATAGTCTGATCTACAGGGAAACTTGTAGTTAACATAATGTTAGAGATCAATCAGTATATAGAAGATGAGTTTTTACCAGAAGGTGCTTTAAAACTAGACTCTTTCCCGGGTATTGTACTTCCTGTAAGAGCTGGTACCAGAGTTTACTATGATATTCTGACTCAAAACCAGAATAATCAGACTCTACAAAATCTTATGAGTGCTATGGGTCAAGGACAATCTCAATCTGAGGATGGACTTAATAACCCTAATCATGACTGGGAAGAGTTTGAAAAAATGGGTGAAGCTGAGAAACGTCTGATGAAAACTCAGATGGAGTATCAAATGAGAGAGCTCGCTCGTGAAGTAACTAAATCTAGGGGTAAGATTCCCGGAGAGATTAAAGAACTGATTGATAACTTCACTGCCTTTGAACAACCTAAGTTTGATTGGCGTGGTTATATCAGAAGATTTGTAGGTAGATCTGTAAAGGTTTATACCAAGAAACTAAGAAGAAAGTTTAACAAGAGATTTGAGGATAATCCCGGTCTTAAGATTAAACAAAAGAAACATATCTTAGTTGCTGTAGATACATCAGGTTCTGTAAAAACAGATGAACTAAAAGAGTTTTTCTCTGAGATACATCATATGCATAAAACAGGGTCTGACATTACCGTAGTGCAGTGTGATACTGCAATTAGTGATATTCGACCTTATAAACAAAGTAATAAGATTGAATTACACGGTAGAGGTGGTACTTCCTTTGAACCGGTCATAGAGTATTATGACGCTAATCAGAACAAGTATACATGTCTTATTTATTTCACAGATGGAGAAGCTCCTGCTCCTGCTAAACCAAAAGGGCACATACTATGGGTACTAAGTTCCCAATCAGAAATCAATAACAAATTACCAGGTCAAATTATCAAATTAAATTAAGATGTCAAAAATTAAGCAAGTAGTATTGAACACTACAGAACTCAAAGATTTTGTAAAACACATTGTAGGAAACAACCGTTATCTCCAAGAAAATGGTAAAAATCCTGTTGCTATAAATATCGAAGGTGAAGCTGGGCTTAATTCAAAATAAATGAGTATATTTGTAACATGAAGAAATTAATTTCAGAGTGTTTACACAAAGACTTAAATCAAAAATGTGGCATTTACAAACTTACTTGTAATGAGCACAGTTATATTGGTAGCAGTATTAATATTTATTATAGATTAAAAAGACATATATCCGATTTGCTAAAAAACAAACATGCAAATAAATATATACAAAATGTTTTTAATAAATATGGCGGTGATAGCTTTAAATTTGAAGTTATAGAAGAATGTAGTAGAGATGTTTTAATTAAAACAGAATCCTACTATATAGAGTCTATGTCTCCAGATTTAAACTTTATTCAAAATCCTGTTGCAATTGTCCATAGTAATGAAACATTACTTAAGATTTCTGCAACTTTAAAAGAAGCTTATGCTTGTAAAAGAATAAAGAATTCTATTTCTAAAACTGTTCACCAATATAATATAAATGGTTTTTATCTTAAATCTTATGAATCTTGTGCTGAAGCAGAAAAACAATTAAACTTACCAAAAGGTAAAGTTTCAAAAATTGCTTTAGGAAAAGGTTTTTCTTGTGGAAACTATAGATGGTGTTATGAAAAGAAAAGTAAATTAGAAAAATCCCTTGTTACATATAAAGGAAATAAAATAGTTTATGTATTTGATCAAAACAATATTTTAGTTAAAGAATGGCAAAGTATTAATGACTTATGTAAATATATATGTATAAGTCATTCGGCAATGTCAATAAGAATTAAAAAAGGTAATTACTATGATGGTTTAAGATATTCATTTAACCCAGGTCCAGGGTAAAAATTGGGTGAATTGCTGGGAGTTCCTAAAGCTTTGTTAGCTAAAACATAACTGGAAACGGTAAGTGTGAATGCTTAAAAATAACAAAGATGTCCTAATGGATAATCAGCAGCCAAGTCTAGATCTAAATGATCTGGAAAGGTTCAACGACTAGGTATTGAAACTATGTAAATAGAATATAATATACCCAAGAGTGCCCAACACCAAGTAATTGGTGAAGATATAGTCTGAACTATAGTGAAAGCTATAGAAACAAGGATAAAGAGCCTTGTGATAACAAAATGTGGAAAGACCAGTGCTATTTTGCAAGTTGCAGAAGAGTTAGATCTACAGTGTATTAAGCTGAACTTGAGTCAGCTAGAGGAGATAGGTGACCTTGTAGGTTTTCCAATGAAAGAGCATGAGATGATTAAGGCTGACATCACTAAGTGGGTTACCGAGTCTACCATGCCTATGTATATCACTAGTGGTTACAAACCAACCGGTGAAAAGAGAATGACTCATGCTGCTCCTGAATGGGTTCAAGGTAAAGGTCAAGGTGGTATCCTTATTTTGGATGACTGGACGCGTAAAATAAAAAAATAATTTGTTTTCTAAAATAAAACATCCTACTTTTGTTGGATGAAAACTTTTAAATCTTCAATACATAAAGAACTTAATATATCTGGTATCTATCTTATTAAAATAGATAATCATATGTATGTTGGAAGTTCTATCTCTGTTAAACAAAGATTGCAAGCACATATCAGAAAACTCAAAAAAGGTAAGCATGAAAATAGATACATGCAAAATAGATTTGATAAGTATGGTATTAGCAGTTGTAGTTATTGTTTATTAGAAAAATGTGAAGAGTCACAGAGATTACATTTAGAAAAAAACTGGATAGAAAAACTTTCTCCAGATATGAATTCTAAGATGGATCCTGTAACTCAAACAAACTCTAAAACCCAATCTAAAATAGTTTATCAATATGATTTAGAAGGTAATTATATAGGTTATTTTCCATCAGTAAGTGAAGCAGGTAGAATTCTTAATATTAATTCTTCTATTATTGCATCTTGCTGCAGAAAAAATGGCATACATAAATCTTCTAGAGGCTATATATGGTCATATACTAAAGTTGAAAAACTAAATTATGTAAATAATAGTAGTAAAGCTAAAATTAAAGAAGTTACTATGTTTACTAAACTAGGTCAAAAATTAAAAGTATTTGATTCTATTGTATTAGCAGCAAAATACTTACTTGAAGAAAATGAAAATTTAGAATCACTTTGTGCTTCAATTTCATCAGCTGCTGGTAATACTAACTTTGCCGTAAAAGATAAATATATATTTGGATATGGAGATATCAATACTCTTATGTATACAGGAACAAGAAATTTTCCAGTATTGCAAGAAAAACCAGATGGTAAAAAAATAATATGGAACAGTGCTAAAGAAGCTGCTCAGGTATTAAATATTAGCATTTTAGGTATAACAAGAGTTATTAGAAGAGAAAGAAAAAGTTATAAAGAAAGCATCTGGTCTGATGCGCGTTTAAAACAGGGTGAATTGCTGGAAAATCTTATCACATTTTGTGAGGACAATCAGCAGCCAAGCTTGAATGGTAACATTCTTGAAGGTTCAACGACTAATAGCCGAATCCCACCAAGTAATGTTGGGGATAGTAATGCTAACACGAGTGCCCTGCCCGGTATAGAATCAACGTCATTTAAAATTACTTTAAATAAGGATTGGTTTTTTAATACTGGTGATGATATAGTCTGAACTATATGGTAACATATAGAATCTAAGGATAAAGAGCCTTAGAGATAACAAATTGGCAGACCTAAGATTTGTACAGGCGGTTATGGAAATTATTGACAGACAAGAGTATATCTCATGGAAGCTACCAAAAGACTGGCACGTTATCTTGACTTCTAATCCTGATAACGGTGAGTACTTGGTTAATTCTATTGACACAGCTCAGAGAACTCGTTTTATCACAGCTCATTTGAAGTTTGATATCGACTGTTGGGCAAAGTGGGCAGAACAGAATAGTGTTGACTCTCGTTGCATAAACTTCTTGTTGATGCACCCTGAGTTGGTTAAAGGTGATATTAATCCTCGTAGTATTACTACATTCTTTAACTCTATCAGTTCTATCAAAGTGTTTGAGGATCAGTTACCATTGATTCAGATGATTGGTGAAGGTAGTGTAGGCACTGAGTTCAGTACTCTATTTACTACCTTTATCAATAACAGACTAGATGCTATGGTATCTCCTAAAGAAATCCTTACTGGAGCTGACTGGAATACTATTGAGGCTAAACTAAAAGCTTCTATGTATGAGGGAACTCATTACAGAGCTGACATTGCTAGTCTAATGGCAACTCGTATTAGTAATTATAGTATAGTATATGCAGAATCAAACCCTGTTACTGATAAAATCATGGACAGGATTAAAGATATTATCAAATCTGAAGAACTCTTTGCTCTTGACCTACACTATTTCATGATCAAGAATATTATCTCTGGTAACAAAAGTAAGTTCCAGAAGATGTTGCTTGATAAAGACATTGTTAAACTAGCAGTAAAATAATTATGGATTTTAATTTAAGTAAATATCTGCACTGTGAACTTCTTATGGGTGATTCAGTGCTTGTTACCCAAGAACATTCTTGGAAATATGTATATTTTGGTACAGTAAATTGTAATATATTACAACAGACAATATTTGAGGATCTTGCTGTAAAAAGTAGCGGTTTTGAAATTAATCCTTCTTCTCTTGGTAAAATGTTCTTTAGTAAGTCTGCCAGTATTCCTAGATATAAAGTAAGAGAAATAAAAGATAAGTATAACCTATCTGTTATTAGAGATTCTAGTAAAGCTGACACTGTTGTTATTTCTAAAAATGAACTAAAGGATAATATTCATGATAACTGGTATGAATATATGTTTTCTAGAAGTACTGTAAAAGAAGTATTGGAAGCACTATATATCTATCCTCATTCTGGTAAAAATATCTATAGATTTAATGACAGTATTATTAAACTTCTTGATGATAAAGAATTAATAAAGAATAGCATTGATAAATTAAATGCTCTTCGTCCTGATATAGAGTACATTTCTTTTAGTTATCGGTGTCGTAGTGTGTTTGACAGTATAGCAAGCGCATTAGGTATTTGCAATACTCTTAAAAGTAATGGAAAAACTATTGATCCTCATGCTTATGATACTTTGTTACAAAGTAAGGGTAAGAATGTTATTACAGATTCTGCTTTACAATCTATTTTGGGATCTTCAGAAATGGACTATGAGAACTATGTATTTATTGATGAGTTATTAAATAGCCCTGATCCTAGTAATATTGAACTAGGTCTCACTTTAATGGCTAATTGTAATTTTGAAGAGAGTCAGCATTACTTGCTGATTCTTCTAGGAGATTACTTTGGTAGGCATAGATATGTAAAGTATTGTCAGAGTGTAGCTTTTAAAAGTCTTTTAGATTTTATGGATTTTAATTACAGAACTCGCGTAAGTTTAGATCATATTTTAGATAAAGCAGATTCAGTGAACAAACTCACAGATGAAATTAAAGCTATTGTTCATAAAAGAGCTACAAGTGAGTTTGATCATCTTCTTAATAGATATAAATGGATACAATCTAAAGGTATCGAAATAGTAAAACCAGAACCACAACCAAAAACAGAATGATTCAAAGAAAAGAAGACATTAACGTTCTTGCTTTGGAAGAGGAGTTTTATTCAAAGCCATTTAACTTTAGTTACAGTGGCTTGAATAAGCTTCTTTTTTCACCAAAGCTTTTTTACTCACATTACGTATTACAACAAAAAGAAGAAAAGCTAGATAGCTATCTTATTGAAGGTAAGGTAATTCACTGTTTGTTACTAGATTCTGATAATTTCGAGAGGCAATTTGTTGTCTCTCCTTTATCTTTGCCTAGTGATAATCCCAAACTCGTTGTAGATAGAGTATTTAAATATGCTCAAGAGAGTAATTCTCTGGACCAAGAACTAAGATCATTTGATAATATCATCTTAGATATCTTGAAAGAAATCAATCTTCACCAGTCGCTTAAGACTGATGAGCAAAGGGTTGAGAAAATGATTACAGATCAAACTGTAAGCTACTTTGACTTTCTAAAACAGAAAGGCAGTAAAGACGTAATAGACACAGAGATGTACAATCGGTGTCTAGAGTCAGTTCAGATTCTGAGACAGAATCCGGAAATTGTTAAAGTTCTTGATTTATATGGAGAAACAGGTGCT